GTGTTGGTCAGGTCACTATGGCACCTAAAGTATTGGGCGCACATACAGACATTACACGCGTTATGATGCAGCAATCATCTTTGGATGTTGAAGCATTGGTTCGTAATGATCTGACAGCTTCTATCGCTCTTGCGATTGATCTGGGTGCATTGGCCGGAACAGGATCATCTGGTCAGCCAACTGGTGTAAAGAACACATCAGGCATCAACACACCAACTGACTTTGCAGCAGCCAACCCAACATTTGCTGAAGTTGTAGCGATGGAAACTGCGGTAGCAGAAGACAACGCTCTGCAAGGCAACTTGGCTTACATTCTGCCAGCCAGCATGTACGGTGCGTTGAAAACAACTGCAAAAGACGCTGGTTCAGGCCAGTTCGTAGTTGCTCCAGATGGATCAATGAACGGCTACAATGCAATCGTATCAAACCAAGTCACTGCTGGTGATCTGTATTTCGGCAACTTTGCTGACTTGCTGATCGGCATGTATGGCGGTTTGGACATTGTTGTAGATCCATACACTGCGTCTAGCTCAGGCACAGTACGGATTGTTGCATTGCAAACTGTAGACGTAGCTGTACGTCACGCAGTAAGCTTTGCCTTCAATAATGACGGTTCATAAGAATGCTAACTTGGGAGGGCCATTTGGCCCTCCTTTCCAATAAGGGGCGAAAGATGAAATATATTATCCTGAAATCCTGTGTTGCTGCTGGTCAGGCTAGAAAAGCGGGCGATATAGTAGAGCTTCCAGCAGATGAAGCGACTGCGTTAAAGGGATATGGGCGCATTGACAATGCCCCTGAGCCTAAGCCAGTTAAGGCTCCTACTGATCGGGCTGCAAAGCCTAAGACCACAAGGGCCAAGAAATGAAGATTACGCTGATCAAAGACGCCTCTTGGGGTGGCAAGAATGGCAAGGCTGGCGCAAGTCACATAGTTGACGCCAAGGTTGCTCAGAAGCTAATTGATCGCGGATATGCGAAGCCGTATGTAAAAGAAGAAAAGGCTGAAGAAGATGGCGCTGCCACTAGCTGATGACCTAGCAAACATATTCGACGTTGATGAATTTGCCACTGCGGTCACTTACAGTGGCGGCACGATCAAAGGCATTTTTGACAATGAGACAGTTCCTATTGATGCTGGAGGTTTTGTATCGGTTCATCAAGAGCAGCCTAGATTAACTTGCCGCACTGCGGATGTTCCATCAATTGCTGAGAGCCAGGCTATGGTTATTGGCGGCGTAAATTACACAGTGCAAGCCTGGATAGAAGATGGCACTGGGGTTACAGTTGTTCAGTTGGAGAAAGTGTAATGGCTCATGTGCGCAAGCAGATACGCGACAGAATGGCTAGCACTATTTCTACTGGGGCCACTTTGGTATCTAGCCGTGTTTATACTACACGGGTCTACCCGCTTACCGATGCGAATTTGCCAGCAATTACAGTTTATACTGGGTCAGAGGTTTCAAGTCGTTTAAATATGGGCTTAAACGATCTTAATAGAATTTTAACTGTTGATGTTGATATATATGTTAGGGCGACATCAACATTTGATGACGATGTGGACGCGATAGCCGTCCAAGTCGAAGAGGCAATTGCCGGTGACTTTACGGTCAACGGTCTTGCAAAAGAGGCTGTGCTTGCTGGAACTGATATTCAGTTTTCTGGGGATGCTGAGCAACCTATAGGTATTGCAAAGCTGACTTATTCAGTGAGATATATTACAGCATTAAATGATGTAGAAACAGCCAAGTAAAGGAGAAACGCTATGGCTACATATTTTGGATCTGATGGGGACTGCAAAGTAGTTACGACTGGCGGTTCTCCTGCGTCTATTGGCGAGCTTTTAAGCTGGTCATTAACAATGACGAGTGACACCGTTGATAGTACAACTATGGGTTTAACTAACAGAACTTATGTTGCTGGTTTGGCTACTGGTACTGCTAGTATTAGCTGTTACTTAGACCCAGACAACGCTGCGCAAGTTGATTTATTGCAACGTGATAGCGTTGACGCAGAGTTCTACTCTGAGGGCAACACTTCTGGCGATGTTAAGTTATCGGGCACTTTCATTGTTACATCTGTTGCGAAAGGCACAACCCATGATGGCTTGGCCACCTTAGAAGCAGAATTGCAGCTTACTGGGGCATTAGCGATTGGAACGGTCTAACAATGTCAATCACATCAAGGATTGAAACAACTTCTTCTGATTTGAAATCAACAGAAGTTCCAGAGTGGGTGATCGATGGTCAGCCACTCAAAATACATTATTCTTCCATGACTGTGGCTGAGAATAAAAAGATTAATAAGCGTTATCCAAACTTCATGGAAAATCTTTTAGATGCCGAAATCCAAGTGTTCATTATTATAATGAAAGCGCTTGATAGCAAGGGTGAGCCTTTGTTTGAGATTGGCGATAAGAAATGGTTTGATGATCAAGAGCCGTTAATTGTTTTGCGTTTAGCATCTTTATTCGTTTCTGGCCGTACAGTGGAGGAACACGAAAAAAACTAATTGACGATCCATTCAGAATGAGTGTGATTTCCTTAGCAGAAAAACTAGGACGGACTATTGCTGAGATTGATGAAATCACAATTGATGAGTATAATGAATGGGTCGCGTATTACAAAGTCTTAGAGGAGCGCACCAAAGATGGCCACTGATCTGAATATCATTGTAGGCGTTAAGTCAGGAGATGCGCTCCGTCAATTAGGTAATGTTCGCAAGCAAGTTGATAATGTAGGCGCAGCCACGCGAAGAACAAGCGGAGCGTTAAAGTCTCACGCTAAGCAATACAATTCCACAGCGGTTGCAACTAATAAATGGGCAAAAGGCGCTCTACAGCAAGCGGGTTACCAGGTTGGTGACTTTGCTGTGCAAATTGCTGGCGGCACGAATGCACTCCAAGCCTTTGGTCAGCAGGGTTCTCAGCTTTTAGGTATATTTGGGCCTGTCGGTGCTGTTTTGGGTGCTGGCGTTGCAATTGCATCAGCGGTTGGTGTTGCTTTCACAAAACTTGCTGGAGGCGCTAAAGAAGCCAAGGACGCAATGGAGGAGCTTAAAGATAAGTCTGCGCAAACAAACCTTGAAATTCAAGCTCTGTTGCGTGGGATAAATAGCGTTGATATCATTAAGGCTGAAGAGGAAATCAGGCAGCTTAAACAAAAGCAAGCAAAGATTAATGATAAAATATTTCAACAAGAAAGTAGACTTTTAGCAGCCCAAGAGGCAGGAAACAAATCCGACGAGCAGGCTGCCGCTAAAAGAATAACTTCACACAATAGGGCTATTTTACGTCTTCAAGACCAAATTGATCTACAGAAAGAATACATAAAAGGAATTAATGGCAGCATAGAGGGAACTGATAAGCTTTCACGCCTTGAAAAGCTTATGAAGACTATGGTTACAGCGCGTACAGAAGCGGCCAAAAAGCGGGTCGAGCTAATGAATGCTGAAGACATTGTTATGGCGCAAGTAATTGGCAAGAGCCAACAAGTATTAGAGTTTGAGAAAGATAGGGCTAGAGACAGACACGCTTACTTAAATAGGTTCTTATCTGAAGAAGACGCTATAATGTCTCAAGCGGTTGTTAAAAGCCAAGCTATGTTAGACTTAGAAAAAAAGAGGGCAGACATAAAAGAGGGTATGTTGCTGACCTCACTAAGACTAAGGTTTTCTGACGAAGAAGCCTTAATGGCTATGCCGGTAACAATTGATCAAACTGCATTCAACAAGACTAAGAACATGCTGGAAGACGCAAAGAAAAGTGTTGCAGACTTTAAAGTTGGCGCATCAGAAATCACGCCTGAACTGCAAAGAATAAAGGATGTCTCTGAAATGGTAGGGACATCATTCGAGAATGCGTTTATGTCAATGATCAAGGGCACAGCATCAGCTAAGGATGCCTTCCGCGCTTTGGCGTCTGATATAATATCTGAATTATATCGAGTATTTGTAGTCAAACAGATTACTGGGTTTATCACGGGGGCCATTGCTGGAGCTTTTGCGCCTGGTTCTGCTGCTGGCACTGGTGGCTCTGTTGCGCCGCCTGTTGCACCAAGGGCTATGGGTGGGCCGGTAAGAGCCGGTAGGCCGTATTTAGTCGGAGAGCGTGGCCCAGAGCTTATGGTGCCATCAAGCAATGGTGCCATTATTCCCAATAATCAAATGGGTGGCGGTGTGGTTGTTCAGCAAACATTTAATTTCGCTGCGAATGGCGACGATAGCGTGAAGCAAATAATTGCCCAGCAAGCGCCAAAAATTGCTAAGATGACGCAGCAATCAATAATGGAAAGCCGTAGGCGTGGCGGTCAGATGAAGGCGGTGTTTGGATAAATGGCTATTACATATCCTTTAACTTTACCCACGACAGGGGTTTCATCTGTTGAGTTGCGCACAGTTAATTCTAACGCAACTTCTCAGTCACCATTTACCTATAAACAGCAGATTGTTTCGCATGGCGGTCAGCGGTTTGAGGCAACAGTTAATTTGCCGCCTATGAAGCGTGATGATGCTGCAGCGTGGAAAGCAGCCCTTGTGAGCCTTAAAGGGTCTTTGGGTACATTCTTATTGGGTGATCCTGATTATGCGCTTCCACGCGGCACTCTGCGCTCTACAAATGCACAGAACCAAGCAACGGTAACGGGATCTGCTGGCCAAAGCTTCTTAACGATTACCATGCAGGATCAATCAAGCACTTTGCTGGCCGGTGATTATATACAAGTGGGCGCTGATAGCACGGCGCGGCTATATCAGATCCTAGAGGATAGAACCGGCAACGGCACTGTGGAGATATTTCCTAATATGCGGCTGGATTATACCAATGAGGTTATTGGCACGAATGACACGAAAGGTGTATTTCGGCTCTCAAATAATGTAACATCTTGGTCAATCGACAACGCATCAATTTACGGTATTTCATTTGAAGCCGTTGAAGCAATCACGGGGTAAATCATGGCTGATC